ACCGGATTCACCTACCGCCCGAGGAGAGTAAAAAGTGAACAAGTTTGAAGCATCTGTTGTTAGCGACCTTTATCTTGCCGGCCGCCAAGACGACGGCGTTCCGTTTCATGCGGAGTGCTTTTGCGTTCAGGTCGAGGCGGAAGACGGCCGCCGCTGGGTTCACGCCCTGACCCTAAAGGGTTGCCGAGTGGAAGTCAGCGAAGAGGATGGCTGGTCTGTTTTTATCGACATCCGCGACGAAGTGCGCCCGGTTATCGAGGCGCTGGCCGCCAAGGTCAACGCGCGGCTGGCGGCTGGCGGCAAGCTCAACAAGCTGCACTGGGATGAGCGCTCGCCGGCCTACGGCTCTGAGGCTTACATCAACAGCGGCGCCGAGCTGGAAACCATCATGTGGGAAAAGGCTCAGGGTTAAGACGCAACGAACGAGGCCGGCGAGAGCCGGCCGAAACCCCGCTAGCAAGTCTAGCAACCAACAACAAGGAAACTGATTGATGGCTATCAACCTCAAACGCACCAACGCCCTCGCGGCGGATGGTGTGAAGATTCTGGTCTACGGGCACGCTGGTGCCGGCAAGACCAGTCTGATCAAGACGCTGCCGCAGCCGCTCATTTTGAGCGCCGAGGCGGGCCTGCTGTCGCTGGCGGGGGTGGACATCCCCTACCTCGAAATCGTGGACGCTGCCAGCCTCAAGGAGGCCTACCAGTGGGTCGTCGGATCTGCTGAGGCGCAGGACTTCCAGTCCATCGCGCTGGATTCGATCAGCGAAATCGCTGAGGTCGTCCTCAACGCCGAGAAGAAGGCGACCAAAGACCCGCGCCAAGCCTACGGCGCAATGCAGGAGCAGATGGCAGACATCATCCGCGCGTTCCGCGACTTGCCCGGTAAGAACGTGTTTTTTACCGCCAAGTTAGAGAAGGCAACCGACGAAATGGGTCGCATCCTGTACAGCCCGTCGATGCCGGGCAACAAGACTGGGCAGGCCTTGCCGTACTTTTTTGACGAGGTGCTGGCCCTGCGCGTTGAGCGCGACGAGGAAGGCGTCCCGCAGAGAGCACTGATGTGCGATGGGGACGGGGTCTGGCTGGCCAAAGACCGCTCTGGCCGGCTGGACAGTTGGGAGGCGCCCGACTTGGGCGAAATCATCAAAAAAATTGGAGTGCCGTTCTAATGACTACGAAAAACTTGCAGTTGATGGAAGCGCTGGCCGCCGAGTGGCGCCAGCACAAGGCCGCTGAAGAGGCGGCCGTCAGCGCCCGCCGCGCCATTGAAGATCAGTTGGTCTCGATGGCCGGAGTGGCCGAGACGCTGGAAGGCACCGAGACGCTGGCGCTTGGCCAGTACTCGGTAAAAATCGTCGGCCGCATCGACCGAAAAGTCGATGGCGACAAAGTGCAGGATCTGGCGGCCGAGCACGGCCTGACCGACCACTTGAGCCGCCTGTTCCGCTGGAAACCTGAGCTTGTCATGGCGGCGTGGAAAGCCGCAGACAGTTCGATCACCGCGCTGCTGGCTCCGGCGATTACCGCCAAGTCCGGGCGCCCTTCTTTCAAAATCGAGGAGAAGTAACATGGCCTTTTTGTCCGACCCAATCGAAGCTGCGGCCCTGCCGCAGAGCACCCGCAACTTTGAGCCGCTGCCGGCCGGCTGGTATCTGGCCACGATCACCAGCGCTGAGCTGATGACGACCAAGGCTGGTACTGGCCAGTACATCAAGGTGCGCTACGACATCCTCGGCCCCACTCATCAGGGGCGCGTCGTGTTCGGCAACCTGAACATCCGCAACCCCAGCGCCAAGGCCGAGGAAATTGGCTTGCAGCAGCTCGGGGAGCTGATGGGCGCTGTCGGGCTGAGCCGGTTGACCGACACCGACCAGCTCGTCGGCCTCGACCTGCGCATCAAGTTGGATGTGCGCAACGACCCCCAGTACGGCGCCAGCAACGAGGTGCGGGGCTACAAGGCCTCGTCTGAGGGTAGCGCCCCTGCGCCCTCTCAGGCGGCCCCTGCGGCGCCTCGGCAGGCGGCTCCGGCTGCCGCCGCCCCTGCGGGTCGGGGCTCGCCGCCTTGGGCTCGCAAGTAGCCTAGCAACAGGCAAAAAAACCCCGGCCTTCGCGGGAGGGCCGGGGCAGGAAGCAACAACAAGGGGAGGATGCAGATATGAAGCTGCCCGAAAATCTTAGCACTATCGAGAGCATTGACAAACATCATGCAGACAAAAAAGAGCCGCCCCGGGCGCATCTGGGTGCTAGCATTCTTGGTCACGACTGCGACCGCTACCTCTGGTTGCAGTTCCGCTGGGCCGTCATTGAGCAGTTCCCCGGCCGAGTGCGCCGGCTGTTCCGGCGAGGCAATGCCGAGGAGTCAACAATTGTTGATGACCTACGGGCGGTCGGCGTGGACATCAGAGCAACAGGCGATGCGCAGGCACGAATAAATTTCGGCAGCCACATCGGCGGCAGCGTTGACGGCATCATCGAGAGCGGCCTGCCGGAGTCTCCGCGCAAGCGCCACATCGCAGAGTTCAAAACGCACAGCAAGAAGTCGTTTGACGACCTTGAGCGCCACGGCGTTCAGAAGTCCAAGCCTATGCACTGGGCGCAGATGCAGCTTTACATGCACGGCACCCAGATTGACCGAGCTGTTTACATCGCCGTCTGCAAGGACGACGACCGTCTGTGGGTCGAGCGCGTCCGGTACGACAAGAAGGCCGCTGAGGCGCTGTTGGCGCGCGGCAAGCGCATCACGCTGTCCGACCGCATGCCTGAGCCCATCAGCACCGACCCGAGCTGGTACAAATGTAAATTTTGCCCGGCGCATGACCAGTGCTTCGGCAGCAAGTTGACCAAGCAGGTTAATTGCCGCACCTGCGCGCATAGTACGGCGCGGGAGGATGGCACTTGGTTTTGCGAGCGCTGGGACGATGCGATTCCCGAGGAGGCTCAGCGCACTGGTTGCGACAGCCATGTGCTCCACCCTGACCTTGTCCCGTGGCCAATCGCCAACCCCTCGACGAGCTGGGAGGGCAGCTACCTCATCGACGGCAAGCCGGTTCGCACTGGCGAGGCTGATGCGTTCACTTTCAGCAGTCACGAGTTAATTGCGAATCCTTCGGCTTGTGCTTGGGGCGATGACAACATCACTGCTATGCGCCAGATGTTCGGCGCGAGGATCGAGGGATGACCAGAGACGAATATCTGCAATGCCCAAAACTCTACTGCAAGCGCGGCGTTGACCTTCCCCAGACCAAGCTGTCTTCGGCGGCGGTGCGCGACATTCGCGCATGCGCCGAAAAGGCCAAGCGCCTGCGCCAGCGCATCACCGAGCGATATTCGCGCGCAGCGCTTGCCCGGAAGTGGGGCGTCCACGAGGGCACGATTGACAAGATCTTGAGCTATCAGACGAGGATAGATGTGTTATGACAGCTCAACTCCGCGACTACCAGCAGCGCGCAATCGACGAGCTGTACGACTGGCTGGGCAACAATGTCGGCAACCCCTGCCTAGTGCTGCCGACAGGCGCCGGCAAGAGTCACGTTGTGGCTGCTTTGTGCCGAGACGTTTTGCAGGAATGGCCCGAGACCAGAGTTTTGATGTTGACGCATGTTAAAGAGCTGATTGAACAGAATGCGGCAAAAATGCTTGAGCACTGGCCAGACGCTCCGCTCGGCATTTACTCGGCTTCGGTTGGATCTAAAAAAATCGACAGCATCACGTTCGCCGGCATCCAGTCGGCGCACAAAAAGGTTGGTCTCATCGGGCACGTTGACCTCGTTGTCATTGACGAATGCCACCTCGTCTCGCACAAACAGCAGGGAACGTATCGCTCGATGATCAACGGGCTCAAAAAAATCAACCCTAAGCTGTGCGTCGTCGGCCTTACGGCAACGCCGTATCGACTGGGCCACGGACTGATCACCGAAGGCGATGCGCTGTTTGATGCGCTCATCGAGCCGGTTTCGATTGAGGAGCTTGTCAGCCGTAAATTTTTAGCGCCCCTGCGCAGCAAGGTCACCGAGTCTCGGCTTGACGTTACTGGCGTTGCTAAAAGAGGCGGCGAGTTTATCGAGGCCGAATTGCAACGCGCTGTAAACAAGCCAGACAAGACCGCTGCGGTCGTGGATGAGGTGATCCGCCTCGCGGGAGACCGCAAGGCTTGGTTATTTTTTTGCGCTGGCGTAGAGCACGCAGAGAGCGTTCGCGACGCCCTGATAGGCCGAGGCATTTTGGCCGAAAGTATTTTTGGCCATACCCCGACCGCTGAGCGCGAGCAAAT